TGTTGTACTCTAATACCACCTGATGTTGTAGCACCAGATCCTGATTCATTTGATGGCATAGTAATTGTTAGTGTTGTGCTTGTAGGCACAGTTGTAACCATAAATTTTTTATCGTTAAAATCTGCAGCTGCAAAATCAGAATTAGTTATTGCAGAAAAACTATCTAATAATATTATATCACTTGCAGAAATATTATGTGGTGATGAAAAAGTTATTGTAACTTCAGCTGATCCGTTGGTCGTGCTGAATGCACTTGTAAGAGTTGTTGTAGATTTAATAGGGTGTATGTCATAATATACACCACCAGAGAAAGCATATAAAATTCTGTTTGTACCAATGATTGCGTATTTTCTAGCTAAACTATTTACGAAATGATGTAATCCTCGGCCTGCTCCTGTAAGATTACTATCTCCTAGTTGTTTCCAACCACCTATTTTTTCAGGTATACCATAACGAAACCTAACATTATCACAGTCCGTCCACTGTCCCTCTGCTTGAGTTTCTGTTATTTGTTTGTTTATCCCTGGCTGAAATCCTATCTTTTGTAGCATATGGCTCCATTATAATACTATTTTACAAATGCTGGTAGACCTAACTTAGGTCTTCCGTCAAATTTGTTTTTATCAGCAAATGGGCCATTTACATGATTGTAATGTAAGAATACTTGACCACAAATGTTACCGTCAAAAGGCTCTCGCCAATGTTCGAGTTCACAGCCACTATATACTAACATATCTCCTACTTCAAGCAAGACTTTCTCACCTTTTGGGGCGTTTGGTTTATGTATGTTTTTGTATTCATCAATTACATTATTAGACCCTGTAGGATCTATAAATATAGGCCAAGGGTCACCACCTAAATTAAGTGTTGTTGATATCTCACAAGAGGGCCTATCTTTGTGTCTTCTTAATTCATCACCTTTTTTATACGCTCTTGCATAAGAATAAGTTGGTATTAAATCTAAATTTGTATGTTGTTTCATAACAGGTAACATTTTAACTAACAAAGTATCCATTACAAAATCACCATAGCAAGAAAAAGTATTAGGTATCTGTTGATCGGTCCAGGTACCGAGTATTGAAGACTGAGCATGAATATTATTTTGATACATAAAATCAACTGCGTCTCTTTTTAGTAAGAAGTAATTGAAGATAAAATTAGCTAACTCGTAAGGTAAAGCATTTTTGATAATTTGATATTTCTTTATTTCAAACATATTACACCATAAAACATTTTTGCATAAAATTAAACGATACAGATATTCTAATATCATTAGAGTTATTAGGATCTACACAATGATTTAACCAAGATGGAAACATAATTAATCTACCTGGTTTTGGATCATAGCTTGCCTCTCTCCATAATCTTTGTGGTGGTTTACCTTCTTTCATTCTAGGTCTTACCATTAATGCTACAGATCTTGGGTCTTCTACTTTCAACTGACCAGAGTTTTCTGGTGCTTTTACATAATAGACACCAGACCATAAAGAGTTTGGATGTATGTGTGCTCTGTTCATACCACCTGGTGGATTAATGTTTGCCCACATATTACCTAAGAATGGTTCACTGTCTAAATGTTCTTCTTTATAAACTATATGTTGTGCTTCATACAAAGCATCAACTAATCTTTTGTACTCTGGTTTTTGTTGCATATCAGTTGTAGAATGCCAACCTTGAATATTTGTTCTAGTAATTCCTTTATCTTTGTTAGACCAATCAACAATATCTTTTTCTAATTGAACATTTAACAATGGATCGTTATGTTGAAACACATAAACGGGAGTTGGAAAATGTAGATCTCTCATTTAAATGGTGTTCCTCCGAACCACATTACTAGTGATTGTCTTCTACCTTTAATAACTGGTTTTACTCTGTGTCTAATAAATGATGCAAAGAATACTGCATGACCTTGTTTTAGTTTTGCAATCTTACCTTCTGACACCAATTCCAAATCACCACCTTCAAACTCAGACTCAGGCGACAATAAACAAGTCATAGATATTTTTCTTACAGGTGGTTCGTGTTGCATGTTCACATCATTATCGACATGCCAATCATAGAATCCTCCTTCGGGATATTCTGTGTACTGTGCCATCTCAGTGATTGTCATTCCATCAAAACCAAAATGATTGCCATTGGTTGCTTTCATCACTCGTTCAATATCTTTGTACATCTCAACCATCTTTTTAAATGGTATCCAACTAATATGTGATGTTCTAGTTTTAGTATCGATCACACCACCTTTGATACCTTTACCAGATCCAACAGATGCATTTTGTTTAGGTTCAGCTCTACCTGCTTCAATAATCATTTTACATTGTTCAGGTGTAAATAATGGTTTAGTTGTCTCCACTATATAAGATTTCCAACGTGGTTCAGTTATCATACAGCTCCTCTGTTTTTTATTGGATCAAACTGTACGTCACAGTTTGCAGCTAAACTTCTTCTTGTTTCATTTGTGCCATTAAATGGATACACACAGTGTCTCATGTCATAAGGAAAAACATAAAAGTCTCTAAGGTTCATAGGTGGTTGATAATCTATCTTTGCAAACTGACCATTGGCTGCACCCAATATCTGTAGTCTACCATTTTGTGGTACTTCTGCGTTTGAATATTCTCTGCCATAACTAGATGGTAACTTTAAAATCATTACAGAAGATAGACCTGTAAACAACATACCTCTATGAATATGTGCTGGATTGTATTCATGTGCTTTCATTTCATTAACCCAAATAGAATTAATGTGCATATCATAATCTCTAATTTTATTAAAAGCTAAATAATGATTAAATATCTTTACAAAATAATCTGTAACATTTCTTGGAAGTAAATTATGGTTTTTCATTTTTGTTTGATCAGCACCATTATAAAACAAACTATGTTCGTTTTCTATTTTACCTACTAATTGTTTATTAGCAGGTGCTAGCTTATAAAAGTTTTGTTCGTAAATTTGGTTGATCGCAGAAAAAATATCAAGAGGCACCTGATATTTTAAAATAGATTGACCTAAGAATACAAAATCAAATTTGATCTTTTGGCTTTCCATGTTGTGTGATCTGTTCTTTCTCTGTATAGCTTTGTTCTAATTCACCAGACTTTTTAATTCTTCGTAAAGAATCTAACTGTCCCATTACATTAAATATATCTGTATCAGATGAGTTTGCATTTAATGTTTTAGCTTTCTGTGAATATTGTAAACCGTAAGATTCTAACTGGTGTTGGTTAACATCTTTGTCATTAAATGAACCATCGTTAAATTCTTTTTTTAACTTAGACCACATTTTAATTTCTCTCATTCTGTGTTTTGCAACCTTCTCCATAGAAGCTTTTGCAAATCTACACTCATCTATATCTATTTGATATTTAGTTCTTTTGTATTCGTCTTCTTCTTTTTCAATCTTACCCTCTAGCCATTTAATCTTTGCTTCATTTCTTCTATAGTCAAACGACAACGTCATTAAATTATCTAAATAAGTTGATTGTTCTCTAACACATTGCCAATATTTTGCAGCCTTGGTTGGATATCTATTATCTTGTAGTACAGAAAATCTTGCTTCTGTTTCTGTTCTAAACATTTGTTTCTTGGTCCATGTATCACGTAGCTCGTCTACCATACCTTTGAACGAAGACAAATCTTCAGTGGTTAATAAATTATTTAAGTGAGCTTCTTCACCTTGTATAACTTCTTTTACATCTTTTTTCATTTCTTTATCCTTTATAATTAAATCTTATATATACTATTTAAAATGTATTACAAGTTTTAAGACGACGATATTTTCTCAGTAACAATACCCTCGCCGTACCATTCTTCGGTGTCTGCTTGCACAGGTGGCCCACCACCAAACGCTAATCCTGCTGGTACAGTACCACTTGTACCACCACTACCATTAGTTCTTCCTGTAATCATATCTTGATCTTTAGTCCAACTGGTTCCATTCCAACGTTCTGTTCCGATAGGATCATTTTCTCCAGCAAAACTTAAAGCAGATGTTTGAACTCCAAAACCCATATTATCATTTTGACCATCAGTTAAATCATTAACTTCAGTCCAGCTAGAGCCATTCCATGATTCTGTATTAGCAATATGAGTAGTACTAGAGTCTTCTCCTCCGTATGCTAAAGCTGCAGTTGTCGTACCAACAGTTGCTAACTGTCTTCTCGCTGTGTTTAAATCATTAACTTCTGTCCAACTAGATCCATTCCAACTTTCATTGTTAGCAATTCTATTAGTTCCATCAAACCCACCAACAGCTAAAGCTGCTGTTTGTGTTCCACAACCTGCTAGGGATTGTCTTGCAGTGTTTAAATTATTAACTTCCGTCCAAGCGTATCCGTTCCAAGTTTCTGTATTTGCTGTTTGACCTGTTGATATACCTCCACCGAAAATTAAAGCAGATGTATTGTCAGCCCCTGATGATCCTGGTGTATTTCTACCTGTATTTAAATCACTTACTTCAGCCCAAGAAGTTCCACTGTATTGTTCTGTGTTAGTTAAAAAATTACCACCAGGAGAATTTCCTCCATAACCTAGAGCAGATGTTTGAGTTCCATTTCCTGACATTGCATTTCTAGCTGTATTTATACTTGCACCCGTAACCCAGGCACCTACAGAAATGCCAGCGTTCCATTCTTCTGTGGCTGCTAAATTAGCAGTAGTAGCTCCTCCTGCAGCAAAAGCTGCACTAGCAGTCCCATCTCCTGCCTGTCCATATCTTGCAGTGCTAAGATCATTTGTTTCAGAAAATACAGAGCCATTCCATAATTCAGTGTTTGCTACTTCAACTGTATTGTCATAGCCACCAAAAACTAAACCATCAGAACTTGTTCCTGCACCTGCTATGTAAGTTCTAGAGGTATTTAAATCATTTACTTCATACCAAGCACTCCCATTCCATTGCTCATTTAGGGATGCAAGAGGTGCACCACTAACAGCTAATGCTGCTGTATTATCTGCACCTATTCCTAATCTACTTACTTTTGCAGTATTTAAATCTCCAACTTCTGTCCAAGCACTTCCATTCCAACTTTCGTTAATTGCTAAAAGAGAAGCTCCAGGGTTTTCTCCACCAAACGCTAAAGCTGAAGTGTATGATCCACCACCCCCTAATTGTTTTTTAGCACTATTCATATCTGTAGTTTCAGTCCAAGCTGAGCCGTTCCAAGATTCCATTTTAGCTGTAGCAGGTGTTATACCTCCACCAATAGCTAAACCTGTAGTTTGTGTTCCAGCTCCTATTAGTGAACTTCGTGCGGTATTTAAATCTGCAACTTCTGTCCAACTTGAGCCATCATATTGTTCTGTTAATCCAGTAACAGGAGGAGGTGCATTTCCACCAAATACTAAAGCAGCAGTTTGAGTTCCAGCTTCTCCCATCGCTTGTCTAGCAGTATTCATATCACCACCAGCTGCCCAAGCATTACCAACAAATTGATTACGAGTTTTAAGTTCACCTTCACTTTCGTTGTACCAAACCTGACCTGTTACTTCAGTTGGGTCTGTGGTTACTGTTTGAATATCTGTTCCAATTATTTCTTTGTATGTTGCCATATTAATCTATTGTTTGTGTTGTTATTCCGTCACCATTCCATTCTTCGGTTGCTGTGCCTGATGGATTTCCTCCAAATGCTATTGCTGCAGTTTGTGTTCCATCTCCAGCTATTTGATCTCTTGCTGTGATCATATCATTTTCATTAGTCCAATTTGTGCCATTCCAAGATTCAGTAAATGCTCGTACCGTGCCACCTCCTGGTGGTATTGTAACACCACCAAATATTAAAGCTAGTGTTGAAGTACCTGCTGAACCCATATCACTTCTAGGTGAATTTACGTCATTTACTTCTGTCCAGCTAGAACCATTCCAAGACTCAACAACTGTTTGTGAAGCACCAGCAATATCACCAGCAGAACTTAATGCAGCTGTTACTATTCCTGAACCTCCCATACTGTGTCTAGCAGTGTTTAAATTATTGATTTCTGTCCAAGATGATCCATTCCAAGATTCTGTATTAACCGTAACACCTGGTGATCCTGGAACTTGTCCACCAAAAGTTAAAGCTGAAGTGTTATCTACTCCTGCTCTTCCGCTTTCTCTTCTAGTAGTATTCATATCTGCAACTTCTGTCCAGCTTATTCCATTCCAACTTTCGGTAATGGTGAGAGCTGAAGAAGCATTTTCTCCTCCATAAGCTAAAGTTGATGTTTGAGTTCCATTTCCTGCAAACTGTCTTCTTGCAGTGTTTAAATCATTTACTTCACCCCAAGCCGTTCCATTATATAATTCTGTTAATGCTATAGGGCCATTCCCTCCAGCTGCTAAAGCAGCATCTTGTGTTCCAGTTCCTACTGAATTTGATCTACTACTATTTAAAGCCGCACCAGTCGCCCAAACACCTTGTGCAAAATCCGCACTCCACTCTTCAGTAAGAACAAGTCCAGCTGTAGGAGTACCTCTTCCTGCAAAGGCTAAAGAACTAAGATTGCCATTACCTGCACCACTTAATCCAGTTCTAGCATTTCCTAAATCCGATACCTCAGTCCAACTAGTTCCATTCCAAGATTCTGTAATGCCTGTAAAAGAAGGCGGTGAACTATCTCCACCAAAAGCTAAAGTTGATCCTACCGTTCCAGAACCTGCTAACGCTGCTCTTGCTGTGTTTAAATCTCCGACTTCTGTCCAACTGCTTCCGTTCCAATTTTCTGTAAGTGCTAATAAACCTGGAGGTGCTGATCCACCATATGTCAAAGCCGCTGTATAATTTCCAGATGCTGCCATAGAGGCTCTACCTTGATTTAAATCTCCAACCTCTGTCCAATTACTTCCATTCCAAGATTCTGTAATTCCTGGAGAACCTGGTGAAGGAGGGTTTCCTCCAAAAGCTAACGCTGCCGTATTTACATCAGCAGCTCCATTTAATTCTCTTCTTGCTGTATTTAGATTGTTTGTTTCAGTCCAGCTACTTCCATTCCAAGTTTCGGAATCAGCAACATTAGTACTAGTATAACCACCAGCACCAATTGCAGATGTTGAAGTGCCACCAACATTTAAACCTCTTCTTGCAGTATTTAAATCATTAACCTCACTCCAACTAGTTCCATTGTAGTTTTCAACCACTCCAGTGTTTCCATCTGATGGATTTAAAAAACCACCATAAACTAAAGCAGCTGTTTTAGTTCCTGCATCTCCTGATATTCTTCTTCCAGTATTTAAAGATCCACCAGTAGACCAACCACTTCCAATATATGCTTTACGAATACGCAACTCACCCGCGGTTTCATTAAACCATACCTGACCCTCATACGGGTTGTCAGGATTCGTAGTATAGTTTTTAACTTTACCACCTCTTAGATCTTTGTACTCGGCCATTATTCTCCTTGTTACTCAGTCAATATTATGTCAGCTGGTCTTGGATTATCTTCTTTATCTTCATCAGATAAAGCATCCCACGCAGTTTGTGCTGCTGTGACCTCTGCATCAACGATTGCTTGAGCTTCAGATAATGTTTTAACAGTTCCACCTACTTTTGCAATCCAAAGATTTGCAGTCTTGTTGTAAGCGGGAACTTGCCAAACATTACCAGGGAAACCAGTGAAAGATATTTTTACTGATTCTACGTGATCAATAAATCCTTTTCCCCAGTTTTCTGCTACGCAGTATTGATATGTTTTTGCCATAGTTGTCCTCCTTAATCACTTGTTGTTGTTACTGTTGTTGTTACTAAACCTGTTCCGTTCCACTCCTCTACAGTAGCTACAAAACTTGTAGTATATCCACCTACTTGCAAAGCATTAGTAGATGTTCCAATTCCTTTAGAACTAGTTTTTGCTGTAGGTGTGTCTTGCACGTTAGACCAATTAGTTCCATTCCATAATTCTGCTTTTTGTCCTACAGCTGGTAAAGGTTCAACTCCACTAAATGCTATAGCAGCTGTTGCTTCACCTGCTAAAGCAACTGTATATCTAGCTGCATTTAAATCATTTACTTCTGTCCAAGCTGATCCGTTCCAAACTTCTGTTGCTGCTGTGCTTGGTGGAGAAGGTATTTCACCACCTGCAACTATTGCAGAAGTATTACTAGTTCCACCTCCTCCTGAATACCATCTAGCTGTATTCATATCAGCGACCTCTGTCCAACTTGATCCATTCCAAGATTCATTTAAAGCTCGGCCTGTATTAAAAGGTGTTACATTTCCTCCAAAAGCTAGACCAGATGTTTGAGTTCCACCTGCTGATAAACCCATTCTTGATGTATTCAAATCATTGACTTCAGTCCAAATAGATCCATTCCAAGATTCTGTTTTACCTGTTGTCGCTGGTGGATTAGGTAAACCTCCAGCACATATCGCTGCAGTTTGAGTTCCAAAACCACTAGGCACGTTTCTAGCCTCATTCAAATCATTAACTTCAGCCCACGATGTTCCATTCCATAATTCTGTTTTAGCTGTTCTTGATCCTGTATCACCACCAAATAATAATCCTGCTGTTTGTGTTCCAGATGCAGCTGAACTACCTGTTGCTGTGTTTAAACTAGTGCCTGTAACCCATGCTCCAATGGCAACGTTTGCGTTCCATTCTTCGGTTGCTGTTCCTGTTGGTGGTGGTTCACCCCCAAAAGCTAATGCTGCTGTTTGTGTTCCAGTTCCAGAATGTTGTGATCTTGCAATGTTTAAATCTGTCGTAGTAGTCCAAATTGTTCCATCCCAAAGCTCTGTTGCCGCTGAATTACTTGGTGGAACATAACCTCCAAAAGCTATTCCCTCTGTTGTAGTGCCCGCTGCTGCAGATTGATTTCTGTTAGTATTTAAAGTTCCAACTTGTGTCCAACTTGTTCCATTCCAAAGTTGAGTTTGTCTAGATGTTCCTGGATCACCACCGATACTTAAAGCTGCTGTAGCAGTTCCAAGTCCAGCATTATTATTTCTGTTAGTAACTAGATCATTAACTTCCGTCCAAGCTGAACCATTCCAAGACTCTGTGTTTCCTACTTGTCCTGATCCTGGAGTTTCTCCACCAAAAGCTAATGAAGATGTGTTGTCAGTTCCTGCTCCTGGTAATTGTCTTCTAGATGTATTTAAATCAGCCACTTCAGTCCAAGCTGAACCATTCCAAGATTCTGTCACACCTGTAACAACTCCTGTTGTTCCACCAAAACCTAAAGCAGACGTTTGAGTTCCATCTGATCCTAAAGCAGTTCTTGCTGTATTTACATTAGCAACTTCAGTCCAAGAAGATCCATCATAATATTCTGCGTTGACTGTATTTCCAGCTGTAGGTGGATTATATCCAGTAAAAGCTAGAGCTGCTGTTTGTGTTCCAGCTCCACCTCCTCTAAATCTTCCAGTGTTCATAGCATTAGCACTAGACCAAGCATTACCTGCGAACTGTCTTTGATATCTATATTCGTTTTCTGTAGTATTGTACCAAAGTTGACCTGTAACTACGCCGTCATCTCCAGCAATGTCTCGGACTGCTGTCCCAACAAGATCTTTATACTTAGCCATGATTATTTATTCTTTAGCAGCCAGCCTTGTGTTCCATCTGTATATCC